CTATTAATGAAAACGTGTTACGTTTGCGATAAGGAGAAGCCTTTCGAGGAGTTCTCCTTGCACAAGGGTATGAAGGATGGTCACCTCAATAAGTGTAAAGAGTGTGCTAACGTATACTCCAAGCAACATAGAGCTGACAATCCCGATTACTACGTTGACTTCGAGAAACAGCGGGCATCAACGGATACTCGTCGTGCTCAGGTCAAAGGGTATATCAGCGCGTATAAGGGAAAATATCCTGAACGTATTGCTGCTACAACGCTTCTCAACAACGCTGTAAGGGCTGGTAATGTACACCCTGAACCATGCTTCGAATGCGGTAAGAAAGCTGTAGCACATCACTCTGATTACTCCCAACCCTTGCTTGTAACGTGGTTGTGTCAACGACACCATCGCCAATTACATGCTGAGTTTATTTAATATTAAAAGGAAATAGATAGATGAATACTAAAGATACTAAAGTTGACCTCGTTGACCCTCCTAAGGTTGACCCCAAAGCAGCCGAAGTAAACGAGAACGGCCGTAAGGCTGCTCCTAAAGCTGAGACGGTTGAAGGGCAGAAAGCTCGGGCTAAGGAAGTTAGCCAAGGCGAGAGTGCTGAGGAGCTTCTGGCTCAGGCACAGAACTACGTTAAGCTTGGTGGCTATGTGGACTACTCCGGTAGCCCTGAAGCAACGACCAATCTGCGTGAGCGTATTGATGCCTACTTCGTACTGAAGGCTAAGAAGTAATATGAATTCCCTTGACGCCTGTGTGACTGAAGTAACCTCTCCACCTTATCAGCGATACAATAAGTGGTGGGTGGAGGTTACATACACTTGCTGGGGCTCTCCGGGTATTACGTCCGTGATGTGCAACAGTGAGGAAGAAGCTAACAAAGTCGTCAAGGGCTTCATTATACAAGTATGAAACCCTTGATTGATGCAGATATATTTCTGTACGAAGTAGGGTTTGGTGTAGAGGCTGGTTGGCGGAAGGACAACAAGGAGGGCCAGCCTCCTTTCGACTATGCAATGAGAATGCTAGAAGAAAGAATATCAAACATCTGCGCTATAGTGGAAGCTACGGAACCTCCGGTTCTATATCTAACAGGGAAAGGTAATTTCCGATTTGATATTGCTAAGCGTCAGCCTTACAAGGCTAGGCTTGGTAATAAGCCATATCACTATGCTAATTTAAAAGCTTATATAAAGGGAATGTATGATTACAGAGAAAGCAATGGAATGGAGGCCGATGATCTTATGGCCATCGAACAAACCTCAAGCCTTGAAACTACGATCATTTGTTCTAGAGACAAAGACCTCAAAGCAGTGCCCGGATGGCACTATGGCTGGGAACTCGGTAATCAACCCCAATTCGGGCCTATGCTGGTTGACACAGTTGGAAAGATTTGGCTGAATGACAAACGAAAGATTGTTGGATACGGGGCAGCATTCTTCTATTCACAGTGCCTCACGGGGGATGACGTTGACTCTATTCCCGGCTTGGGAGGCCGAACTGGCTCGGTTAAAGCATTTAAGATACTCGATGGGGCTACGTCAGACAGAGAACTATTTGAACGAGTTAGCGGAGCTTACCGACAGGTATATGAAGACAGGGGTGATGTTGAACTACTCGAACAAGGACGGCTCCTCCATATGACCCGTAGGCTACATCCTGATGGTTCTCCTGTATTGTGGGAGCTACCTGATGGCAACTAAGAAAGAAGGAACTAGGAATGGCAAAGAGTGGACAGAAGCGAGGTACTTCTCCTTCGTTAAAAGCGGACTTAGAAGTGCAAGTCAACGATGGCCTCCTCGCTATACTGTTATTAACGAGGCGTATGTTGGACAGCAGATCAATCCCAAGTCTGGAAGATGGGCTAAGCATTATCGATGCTCATCGTGTGGTGTTGCTTTCCCAGCTAAAGAGGTTGAAGTCAATCACATAATCCCTGTCATTCCTGTTACAGGCTTTGACAATTGGGATGGTGTGGTAAGTCGATTGTTCTGCGAGAAGGAAGGCTTGGAGCTTGTTTGTAAGCCATGCCACAAGGCTATTACATTAATTGAGAATACAGAAAGAAAAAATGAACGCACAAAATAAAGAGTACAAAGGCTTTTCCCTGTTTAACGATATCGAAGATGATTTGCTTCGTATCCGCAATCGTGCTGTCGTTCTGGCCAACATGGCTGAGGATAATGCTCTAGAGGTTGGCAAGGTGTCGCCACGGGGCGCTAGCCTGATCTTTGGCTACTTCCAGTTGGTCCCACCACATGAGCGTATTGCTGTACGTGACAAGTTTGCTGAGCAGATGAAGGCTCGTGGCTTTAGTGTAGCGGAAGTCTAATATGAGCGCCCTCGACGTACAAGAAGGGGGCGGTCACTACAAGGACCGCGCTATTCAGCCTATTGAGTATATTGCTGCTAATCACTTGAACTTCTGTGAGGGCAGTATTGTTAAGTATATCACCCGTTGGCGAGACAAGGGTGGTGAGCAAGACTTGCAAAAGATTAAGCATTATGTAGACTTGCTTATCGAACTAGAAAGGAAGTATCCGCGTGAAAATAGCACAGATTGAAGTTTCCCCTATCCACCCTGAACGATGGGGTGATGATCTTGATGTAGTCAATGCGGCTCGTGTAAGTATGGATAAGGTGTCTACGTATGAGAAGAATGGCAAATTCGGTGGTTCTGATTTTGATATTTCGGAAGGGGATGAGAAGCTAATCAAATACCTTGCCAAGCATAAGCACTTCAGCCCCTTCAACCATTCATTCCTGTCCTTCCGTGTGAAGGCTCCTGTCTTTGCAGCTAGACAGTTGGTTAAACATAAGTTTATGCCTTGGAATGAAACGAGTAGGCGGTATGTGGATACAGAGCCTGAGTTCTATTATCCTGATGGATGGAGGGAACGTGGTGAGAATGTTAAGCAAGGTTCAGGTGAGGGTTTTATAACTGACTTCATCAACCCTTGGTCAGGTGAGAATGGAGTGTTGAATCACGCAGTTGTTCAATACATTGAATCCTCAGTTGCTCTATACGATGCCATGATTCTAGCGGGGGTAGCTCCTGAGCAGGCTCGTATGGTCTTGCCCCAAAACATGATGTGTGATTGGATTTGGTCTGGTACATTAGGTGCTTTCCTCGACATGCTTGTACTGCGGCTTGATCTGCATACTCAGAAGGAAAGCCGTGATGTAGCTAATCTCATTGTTCCTCACATACAAAAGAAATTCCCAGTTAGTTTCGAAGCAAGGATTAAGACATGAAGATTATGGTAATTCCCGACATTCAGGCCAAGCCGGGTGATGACTTTGAATTCCTATACAGTATCGGCCAGTACATGTGTGAAAAGAAGCCTGATGTGGTTCTCCAGATCGGTGACTTGGCAGACATGCCCTCGCTATCATCATACGATGTAGGCAAGAAAAGCTTTGAGGGTAGGCGGTATGGTAAGGATATTGAAGCTGCTCACAATGCACAGGCAGCCCTGTTCCTTCCTCTCAAGCTGTTGCAAGCCAAGCAACAGTTTGATAAGAAGAAGGTTTATAACCCGCGTACCGTCATTACGTTAGGTAATCATGAAGACCGTATCAACCGCGCTGTTAACAATGACCCGAAGCTTGATGGGCTGCTGTCAACTGCTGACTTGGGTTATGAAAATTATTTCAGTGAAGTGGTTCCCTTTCTTGAAGTGGTGGTAATTGAGGGTGTAGCCTTCTCTCACTACTTTACTACAGGGCAGATGGGACGCCCTGCAAGCTCTGCACAAGCTCAGTTGAACAAGAAGCACATGTCCTGTATCGCAGGACACCAGCAGGGCTTACAGATCGCTACAGCCCATAGGGCTGACGGTAGACGGCTCACCAGCATCATTGCTGGAAGCTGCTACGAGCATGACGAGGAGTATCTCGGTGCTCAAGGAAACCAGCACTGGAGAGGCTTCCTTATGTTACATGAAGTGGTTGATGGTCAATTCGATCTGATGCCTGTATCTTTAAATTATCTGGAGAAGAAATATGCTTAAATATGTTCAATACGAAGTGGTTCAGAACGAGAACGGTACGTGGGATTGCTTGACGTACAATGAGGAAGTCAATGCCCATAACTACAATGACTTCACTGGTGTTGGTATGAGTGCTGCGGAAGCCCTCACCGACTGGATTGATTCTAACGATATTCTCGTTGATGGCAGCGGTAACTGCTCTTATTCAATCCAACTGGACTAATATGTACGACATTTTCATGATCTACATCTTTGCAGGTGTAGCTGTTACTCTGGAGCCCTTCTATCGAGTTGGGAGGCTCCTGTTTGGCTCTGAGAAGGCAGCAGTTGACTACCGAGCTAACTGGCATGAGATTGTCGCAGACTCTCACATGCCTACATGGCTAGCAGTTATTATCACCCTCATCGTGGCAGCTTTCCAGTTGACATTACGTATCCTCCTCTGGCCTATCACTGTCGTAGCCCTCTACGCTAAATATAATAAGGGTTGAAATGAGTCTTCGAGACTTTGAAGCTAATCACAAACGATGGTCAAAATATGATGTAGTTAAAACAGGCTGGCCTCCGGGCCTCCTGCAAGATGACGATAGACGGCTCAGTGGATGGCTAGCGAGTCGGCCACCTGCTAGGCTTCTCGCTCGTCAAGCAGCACAAGAAATAATTAATAAAAAGGAAATATGCAAGAATTTAGAACACCATTCGGATTGAACATCTTCCGACAGAAGTATGCTCAAGGTGTAGATGACACTTGGGCTAAGCTGGCTAATCGACTCGTAGAAGATGTATGTGGGACTCGCTGGGGTACACAGCCAGCCCTGATGATGGAAGTTGAGCGTGTATTGCTAGAGAAGCTGATTCGAGAGCAAATCATTATGCCCGGTGGACGCTATCTGTATTATGCAGGTAGGCCATTCAAAGGCTATAACAACTGCTACTTGCTCCGTGCTGAAGAAGATACACGGGAGGAGTGGAGCGCATTGACATGGCGTAGCATGTCTTGTTTAATGACTGGAGGCGGAATTGGAGCAGATTACTCACGGCTTAGGGGAAAGGGAGCAACTCTTGGGCGAACGGGTGGCACTGCTTCGGGCCCTATCCCGCTCATGCACACAATTAATGAGGTTGGAAGGAATGTCATGCAAGGAGGGTCGAGAAGGTCGGCTATCTATGCAAGTCTCAACTGGAAGCATCCAGATATCCATGACTTTCTTGAGGTAAAGAATTGGTCAGACGATGTAAAGGCTGCAAAGCTTAAAGACTTCAATGCTTCGGCTCCTCTGGATATGACTAATATCAGCGTTAACTACGATGATGCTTCTCTGATCGGTGGGCTTGAGAATAATGAAGTGTTCCGTAAGAATGTACGGCAAGCTCTGGAGACAGGTGAGCCGGGCTTCTCCTTCAACTTTGGAGCTAAAGAGAATGAAACCCTTCGTAATGCTTGTACTGAAGTCACTTCTGAAGATGATTCAGACGTTTGCAATCTTGCTAGTATTAATCTCGCTAACTGTCCTAATATCGATATATTTCGTATTGCTGTCGCCCTTGCGTCTAAGCTACTGGTTTGTGGAACGTTACGAGCAGACCTCCCTTATGAGAAGGTTTATGCAGTACGTGAAAAGAACCGACGGCTTGGCTTGGGTCTCATGGGTATGCACGAATGGCTCCTCAAGAAAGGCTACGACTATGAAGTAACCCCTGAGCTACACCAGTGGCTTGACGTATATGAAAAAGGAAGTGAAGATGCAGCAAACCGACATTGCGACTATCTCAATATTAGTCGCCCAGCAGCGTATCGGGCTATCGCGCCTACTGGCTCAATTGGAATTCTTGCAGGCACTACAACAGGGATCGAACCCCTCTTTGCAGTTGCTTATAAGAGACGCTTTCTCACTCAAGGTACTAAATGGAGGTATCAATACGTTGTTGACGGCACCGCCCGCACCCTTATTGATAACTATGGCGTCAACCCTGACAAAATATCCACCGCAATCGACTTAAGTGAAAACTATGAACAAAGAATTAGATTCCAGGCTGAAGTACAGGATTACGTTGACATGTCTATCAGCTCCACTATCAATCTCCCCGGATGGGGGACTAACGGCAATAACGAACGCCGAGTGGAAGATTTTACAAGATGCCTTGCAAGATACGCTCCTCGACTTAGGGGGTTTACATGTTATCCAGATGGGAGCCGAGGTGGCCAACCCCTCACCTCCGTACCATACCACGAAGCACTAACCCATAAGGATATGGTATATGACGAAGTTGACATCTGTGACATTACCGGCAAAGGTGGAAGCTGCGGAGTATAATTGGGCAGTGATTCAGATACGGAATGAAACCCACATCATCCCTGTATCTGATAAGGATGGGGAGGTTATAATCCCTCCTCATTTCCTGTCTAAACAATGCTACTGTCAGCCATACCTTGAACGTAGTGAAGATGGTGAGCAAGCGATTGTAGATCATAACACAATACATTAAGGAACAACATGGAATATAGTATTGAAGGTGGTACACACCGCCTATCTAAGAATGCAGAAGGTATTGACAC